CCTTTAAATGTGCAAATAGGTAGGCACCGAAGCACCTACCTGATCTGCGATAAACAACTTAGTCAGCGTCTGCGACTGATAATGCTGTACCATCTGATACGTCAACAACACCAGAAGCATTAGAAAGTACAACGACTAAAGATGCTGTAGGAACAGATGAGTCCCATAAGTATACTAAGTCGCCCACTTTTAATACTGAGTGTGCGTCATTGAAATAACCAGCTGTATTAATGTCAGCAAGTGTGTCAGTTCCAGGAGCGGTATATGACCACATCTGTGGAGCATTACCAGCTTTGGCTTGACCACCAATAGGTTGTAAATTGTCTTTATTATAAGCCATTACTTATCTCCTTATGATTCACGACATGTGAGGGTTACGATACCTTCTGCGTCGATCGCTACAGCACCAGCAGAGAACATAGCATTCACTAAGAATGAAGTTTTTTCTGGAACATAGTTGATCTCACTTTTAGGGCCCATGCCTTCAGCATAACCGATAGCATCTTTATGGAATGCTAAAACAGTTCTGTCTAAAGAACCATCAACAGTTAAACCGCCTTCAGTTCTGTCGCCTAATACGTGGAATGTGAAACCTAAGAATGTATTGATTTCACCAGCCACTAAAGCTTTAACAGTGTTGAAGTCAGAAGATGTAACTGCTGTTTCTGATAATAGTGATGCTAAGTTATTAGCGTGTAAAACAATGTGACGGTCCTGTGGAGGAACGTTACCTTTGTCTAATAGTTTTTTAGCTTCACGTAATTTTGCTACGTTAAGGTTAGTATCAGTACCACCGATGTCATTAGTGACAGCGAGTGATGTACCAGAACTATTTAACGCATCAATAATTAACTGATCTTGACGACGACCGATAGCATTAGCAACAACTTGCACTAATTCTTGTCTTTCGTCAAAGTTAACTTTTTGTTGCATGAAGATGTCAGAATACTCTGCAGCATTCCAATCTTGCATTGTTGCTGTTACTTGTGAGAACTCCACATTCAAAGGTGTTACGTCTGTTTGTGGAATACGCAATGTAGCAACGCCTTTTCCTACTTTAGGAAATTTTGCTGTTGACCCTTCAACGCCACGTCTTTGTCTTACGGCACCAACCAATTGTGCTTTCGCTTGGTAAGCCTGTTTTACTTCGGCATCAAAGAGGGTAACAAAAGCATTAGATAATCCAATAGCCATTATTAGCTCCTTAGTAATTAAAATAAATGTTTAATCGCTGTGGTATGCCAGAGAGGTCTGGGCCGTGCTTGCTATTTACGATAGCCAGTCGACAAGATTACTTGCGTTAAGGGTTGTATACAGAATAGATACAATAAGCCTTGATTTCTTTTTACCACAAAACCAAGGCTATTGCAAGAAATTTAGCCGTAAACTTGCTGGAAAGCTCGTTCGACTTTTTGACGATAGGCAGGATCTGTTTGATATTTAGGATCTGCTACCAATTGTTGGAGTTCTTCTTTAGTTGGCGCACCATCTATTGGAGTAGTTTCGACTGGAATACGACCTTCTAAAGATCCTCTTATTTTCTCAAAGATTGAAATAGCTCTTGCAGTACCAGCCATAACTTGAGCTTCTTCCATATCTTCTTTAGATAAGATACCTTTTTGATTCAAGCCACGTAACCATGTTGCTGTGCTATTGATTCTTGCTTGGGCGTTGGGTCCTAGCAATTTCATTTCTTCTTTGATACTGATTTCTTCTTGTTGTTGATTAGTTAGTCCCATATCAACAACTTGACCAACCAATTCATCTAATGCCGCTTGACTAATGCTGTTTTCTTTAGCCCAGCTAACAACATGTTGCTTTACAGGATCATCATCTGGAGTTTCTCCAAATGCAGATAAATCATAATTTCCATCTGCTGGTGCTTTATGTTTACCTTGAGATATTTGTTTGCGTAGATCCATCCAAGATTTTGCAATACCCTCTAAGTCAGGTGCTGCATCTTCTTTTTTCCAGAAGTTCTCTGGCCACCATTCTGGTTTCTCTAATGGCTCATCATCATCTTGCTCTTGAGATAATGCATATTCTTCTTTTGCTTTTACCTCTGCAGGATCTCGATGATCAATTTCTACTTCTTGTGGATTTTTATCGCTGGCTTCTTCGGTCTCAATAGTTGCTTGATCGAGTAGGCCAGTAGATTCCTTTGTTTCCTCTTGAACACTAGGCTCGATTGCTTCTTCCATTATAACTTCCTTGCTCTAATTAACCTTGCTTCTAAATCCTTTACGATACTATTTTGTCCTTCACGGTAATATGCGTAGCTTGGATCGCTACCTGGCAAGGCAACAGGTTGCTCAACAACGGTATGGCGCAGCCATTCCATTAGTTTATGTCCATCTTCGTTGCCTAAAACTCTTAGACAGAGACGATCTATGTCATCTCTTTTTTGTTTTACATCCCCTATCTCTAACGGTAGAGGTTGTTCTAAATCATCCCAACCTGGCATAACTTATCCTTGTTGTGCTTGTGCAGCCATCTGGCTTACAACTTCACCTGCAGCTTCAGGATTCTGTGCTGCTTGTTGTTGTGCCATTTGCATTGCTTGTTGCTGCATCATCATTCTTTCAACTTTAGTCGTTAAGATTCGTTGTGGTATATTTAACTGCTCAGCAATAAAGTCCATCATTTCTTCAACCTTCAAGCTCATTTGCGCTTGTGGTCCAGCTGCTTGTACAATCTGAGCATACTGTAATACTTTATCTACTTCCTCCATTGCTTGTGCTTGAGCTAATGGTGCCACTGGTGAAATCTTAATTTCTAACCCATTTACTTTTAATGGTAAATTAATCATTCCTTTTTCATCCATTACTGCCAATACTTTAGTAACTAATGGCACCATGGTTTCATTGATTAATCGACCAAAAGCAGAACCTAAGTTTTGAGATAACTCTTTCATTCTCTCAACAACTTCAGTTGCACTCCTAGCTGACATATTATCAGGAGGTAAGGATTCGTCAAGTAATACACGTTTAATATTTGCACGTAATTCATTCATTTCAATCTGTGCTAAGTTTACATCACCAGCTCTAGGTAATGGTCTAAGTGATTCACCTTGTGGACCACCGTTACGTGCTACAGGAATAATTGCACCTGGAACAATTTTAATTGTATTAGGATTTAATACACCATCATCAGCAGCTGTATACACACCTGTAATGTTAATAGATGCATTTTTTAAGACTAACTCAACTACTTTGTTTAATGTTTTAATGTCTGGTAATGCTGTAATTAATGGGCCACGACCGTAAATCTCACCAGCTACTTTAGAATATCTTGATACAACCCATGGGCTATATTCCATACGCTTGTATAATAATTCTGTTTTAGATTCTTTGTGAATTACATGATAGCAATAGTCACCACGCTTTTGATCAAACAATGTAGCTTCAATTAATTCAATATCATCTGTTGGTTTATCATCAATCTTTTTTTGTAATGCGGCTGGTATTTCAGCATCTGGCCATTGACGTTGGATTGATTCACCTTTCATCCTGATGCGACGATATACATTGTCTACTTGACCGTCTGCACCTTCTTCAAATGATACCAGGTATTGTGGCACAGAAATAAAGTTAATAGGATTAATATCATCTCCTGGTTGCACCATCATCACAGCTGTCCCTACAGATAAGTCAAGTAAGAACTCACCAATTGCAATATCAAAGTTAGATTGTTTTAATGAAGAAAACATCTTTTCTGAATAATTATCTAATGCCATTTGTGCTTCAGCACGACGCTCCATTGGGATGTCTGTTCCTGGCTCTAATCGACACCACTTGCGTTGTGGAGGAAAGATGCCTGATTGCATACGGTTAGCAAATCTCTGTGTAGAGTTAATAGCAGTAGAATCAAACACTCTATTCATTTTTTTGTTACCGCCTACTTTACCCTCATAATGTCCGTCATAAAGGTTACGTTGTGGTAATGCAAACTCATAGGCTTCTTCATACAAGTTCCTAAAGTTTTCTTTTCTTATTAATGCTTTTTCATGTCTACTAATTACTTGATCTGCATTTAATCTCATCATCTCTGCCATAATTATTCACCTATTCCCATTAATCCCATTAATAAACTTCTGTTTTTTAATCTTGGATTTTGTTTTGCTTGTAATGCTTGCTTTTCTTCTTGATCCATAATTGTATGTATTTCTTCTGATCTTTTGTTTAATTCCTGTGGAGTGTTATATATTGGAAACTTTCCACTTTTAATATCACGCTCCCATATTTTATACAATTCATCTTCATCTCGAACAATTCTGCCTTGATCTCTAACATATCCTGGAACAGAAACAAATTTACCTTTATTAGGTCCTTCTGGAATCATAATTCCAGTCGAGTATACTGTGACAGGACGACCTTCAGCATCGCGCCCTACCTTGCCTGATTTAATTGTGTCATGATGATACTTCACAATATTTTGTTCTTGCTTTGAAAGTGTCATCATGTGACGTGGCATATACATTTCAACCATCATTATCCCTTTTTGTTTTTATTTGCAAAGTTACGTGCCGCTTCTTTACTACCAAAGCCCCATGCTTGTAAAGCTTTTTTTAATCTTGTTGGTCTACCTTTTTCATCTTTTAGTGGACCAGACATACCAGCAAAGCGTGCAGCAAAGCTAACACGACGACCATCTGTCCCAGACTTTTGTGGTGGTTTAAGATCTCCACCGTCTTTACTTTCAAAATGTTTACGCCCAGCTTCATTCAGTCCACCTTTTGGATTTTGATATTTTTTAGCCACCATTAGAACTCTATCCCCTCTTTACTTTTCATGTTTTCTAATGTTCTCATATATTTTGTACCTTTAGTTCCAAATCCATCTTTAGTCACAATACCAGTTTCCATAAACTTTTTAACAGCACCATGACCTTGGTTATGCCCATAGCTTAAATATTGTAATTTACGGAATGGATCTGCGTTCATATAAGTATCTTTTTTAGCATAATCCATATTAGTCATGTAATGATTATTAGCCACTGTATATCCAGCAAACATTTCTTCTTGTAATGCTGGATCATTAATAAATGCTTTTCTATTTTCTGCTGTATGTCCAGGATCTTGTGCTTGATAAAACTTAGCTCCATCAATTTTAGCATTCTTGCCTAATTGATAACGACCATCATATGCATTACCTGATCCACCTTGAATCATATATTTGCCGCCAGACTCAATACTAGCTACACTTTCTCTGTAAAGATCCCATTGTTCTTTATTTAATCCAAGATTCTTCTGGATAAAAGAATAAACCTTTTCCATCCGTTTTGGATCTAATTTTGCATTATCTGCCATTGTTACTCCTTGGAGCATTATACAAATTAATAGGAGGTAAAGCCACTTCATGCCATTCCATTATTCATTCCAACTTAATATAATTTCAGCAGCTTGTGCATTATTATTTTGATCTGCATTAGTTAATCTAAATAAGTAAGTCGTCAATTCTTTAAGAATAAGATTGTTACCACCTACTTCTCCGCCACCACCTTTTTTACCAACTCCACCTGTAAGTATCTCTTGTAAGACTAATGTGCCTAATGTAGTTACTGTTGGTCCTACAATTGCTACACCTTTGCTTGGAATTGTACTTGCACGATTACGATTAATAATCGGCAATGATGTACCACCAGAAGCATTTGACCCTTCATACAAGTAACCTATTGCATTACCATTACATAATCCAGAGATGCTTATAATAGGATTTATTCCTGATGGAAAAGCTAAAGCAATGTCAATACTTTGTCCAGCTGGTAATGGATCTGTAAATGAACGCACATATCCTAAACTAAAAGCCTGTCCATCAATTAATCTAACCTGTTCAATATTACGGGTTGGGTATGCCCCTTTATATAACTCCATCTAAGCCCACTCTGCTTTTTGTATTCTAATCGGACCAATGTTAACTAGAAAATAATCTACTGGCGCACCATCCACTTCGCCTTCATAAATTTCGAATCCTAAGTTAAATCCCCAATATAAATGATATGACCACATTACTTTTTCTTTTTAAATCCAGCTACCATATTGGCATAAGCTTTAGGTGAAATAGTAGAATCTTTTTTAGATCTGCTAATTCCTTTTTTCTTGCGTTCATTAATATTGTGATACAAGCCTTTCTTTTCCATTAGTATCCCTTTTTCTTTTGACCAGATTTCGACATTGCAATAGCAACTGCTTGTTTACGTGATTTAACTGCTGCCCCAGATCCAGATTTTAACTTACCTGATTTATATTCCTTCATTACTTTTTGTGCTTTCTTTTGCATCTTGCTCATCATAATTTAGTCTCCTGTCCTAAAATTGTTGATGTGTATCCTAAACCACCTTGACCTAGTGCTGGTAATCCAGTTTCTTCTGGTGTTGCTGCTTTAGCTAACAATCCTCCTGTACCACGTCTTAATCTTTTTTTAGCCTGCTGTGTTTCTGCTGTAGTCCTTTTTGCTTTCTCAGCTCCACGCTTTGCTGTTGCTGTAATTTGTGACAGTTCTTCTGGATTTAAATAACGCTGTTCTGTCGTTTGCACTTGGCGCATTTGCGTATAAGCTTGAGGAGACGTACTCAATCTACCTGCTGGATCTTTTTCTTGTCGTATCCAAGAACCACCATATCCACTAGGAACAAAATATTCATTTAAAGTCAGTGGGGATTCAATCTTAGCTTTGATCTGTCTGTCTAATTGTTTATTCCACCAATCTTCAGATTTAAAAATATTAGCTCCTCCAGCTAATTTTAAAACTTCTTCTTGTTGTTGTTTTACAGGAGAAATAAGTCCTTTTGCTAACGCCATACCAAAGTCAAGGGCAGCCATTATTTATTAGTTCCTAATGTGTTACCTTCTCCTTCATCTATTCCAGCTTCTGGTGTTAATCTTGATTGGAACAATAAAGAACGCTTACCACCAACACGTCTGGCTTTTTGTTTTGATGCCATCTGTTCTTGTAAATCACGTTTTTCTTCTTCAGCTGCTTTTCTTGCCCGTGCTGTTTCTTCACGTTGCATTGCTAATTGCGCTTCTGCTGCTGATGTGTCTGGCTTTCCGCCACCAAATGCACCACTCATTAAAATCTCCTCATCATGTATGTATCTTCTTTATCTGCACTATAAGCTTTCATTAACCCTTCTTCTACAAAAGATAATGCTTTTGCCCAACGTACAGCACGTGTATCTTTCTTTTTAACAGTTATTTGCAATCTATGCAAGCGAAATAATATCGTTACTATATCAAAAAATGCAATTGCTCCTTTAGTCATTGCGATGGGGTATTGTCGGGCTTCTTCAGTAAATAAAGCCCACGCTTCACCCACGCCAGTCCATATGTTAACCATACCAAACATACAAACAACGTGATCATTAATGAATACAGAAACAGCTGGACCGCACTGAGACTGATAATTAATATACCGTTTTCTATCTTGATCCGACATTTGTTCAGATCCATAACTATAAATTCCTGTAAAATTATCTAAATGACTTGGATGATATGGAAGGTATACGCAGCCATCAATAGGCGGCATATAGTCTTTGAGCATTTGTTCATCAATCAAAGACATTAAATTCTGAATTGGTTATTGTTTGTACAACGATAGTATTTTGTTGTAATGGTGATTTTGTCATGCGTTTGTGTTCACCACCACCTAACATCAGATAACCAAATGCATCACCAACGTGTGAGTGTTCATTTTTGTTTGGACTATCTTTAAATCTTTCTTGTCCAGCACCGACAGCAATTCGTTTAAAATGATAACCGCCTGCTAAAGATTTACGTAAACGTTTACAAGAAGTATGTATAATCAATCCAGGCTTTCCTCCAATCAATCTTTGCATAGGAGCAGCTGCACCTTCACGTCGTACTTTAAAATTATTTGATGCAGTGGGTTGTGCTTTAAGTCCTAGAGTACGTAAGTAATCAAATGCCGTGACTTCATAAATAGCATCTCGTTGCATACCTGCTGGATCCCCCCAACACATAATTTGTGCTTTAGGAAAATGTGCATTGACTTCTGCTAGTAGTTGTTGACCAAAGCGTTCTAGTCCCATATCCTCTGTAACAATCTCATGTAAGACTATCCATCGACCATTTGCTAATCGCTGCCCAATAGCAGCAGCTGGAGTTAAACCAAAGTCTAATCCAATATGCAAAGGTTGTGTAGGATCATATTCTATTTCGCTACTACTCATTAAATGATCATCATACTCAGGCCATACGGGACGACCTTCTTGAACATAAGTATATTTACCTTCAGCATAACAACGTATCCAATCTAAGTTCTTACCGCCTAGCATTTGTTGATAATAACCCCCTGGTAGATTATTAACATTCTCTGCTTTTGAATTTATTTTCCACCAACGACCACCTGAGAAGATGTGATCATTTGCTTCAGGATTATCAGGTAAATCTTCAGGGGATACTTCTACGACTCCACCTGGTTGTTTAAAAAAGTCCCATGCATACTTACCTGTAATCGGTTCTTTCTCAGATAGTCTAAACCACCAATGATCATCATCCATTGGGTTAGTATCCATCCAAACTCCATGCCATGTTGGGCCGCCATCCTTTTTAGTTGGATAACGACCTACACGGTGAGTCAACCCATCGATGACCGCTTTTGGTAGCTCACGAGCTTCATTCACCCACGCACCCGTAAGCTCTAAAGAGAGAAGTTTGCGAACATCTTTAGGTTGGTCCAATGCTAAGAAAATGACTTCACAATCAATACCTGCAGCATCACCTCGGGAGGGTAGGCGAATATGATGCGTAATTGGTGGAGTCCATAACATCGGACCGAAAGTGTTTTCTGGAAATAACTCTTGCCAAGTTTTTATTGTTGTTGTTTTTAATTCAGGATAGGAGTTACGTACAATAACAAAACGAGAGTAACGAACACCATCTGCAGGCGATGGCTTTTGTCGTACTGCCCTCATCATAATTTCTGCTGCACAAGCATATGATTTTCCTGATCCTACTGGACCCATTAACCCTCGTACAAATGCATTGCTTTGCAAAAAATGATACGTTGTTGCTGCTCCAGAAAAGTCTAAATCTATTCCTGGTCCAGATAATTGTTTTTGACTACGATCTTTTTTATTGCTCATCGTCTATGTCTTTGAACTGCATTGTCATCATACGCTTGAGCTCTTGATTCTCTTTCCACAACTTATCAATAATCTCCATCACCCTTGTATTATTAAGATGTGCCATGGCGAACTCTTCACGTAACTGATCAATTTGCGGCTTGAGATCCATCACGTTCCCTCACTTTCTTGCGAAGTTTTTGTAAGTAATAATCTGCTTTATCTAAATCTTCCACCCCATTCTTTAAAGCAAACCTCCAAACATATTTAATTACATTTGCTACACAAACTGCAATTATCCCCACCAAGCCCATGGTTGCTGATTCGATTGCGTCAATACATTCTACCTTACCTTGCGTATAATGCTTGGGCCTATTGACGTTATCACTCATCTTTAATTCCTAATCTTTTTTTTGCTTCTTCTGCGAATTTTACCACAATTTCAAAATGCTTGTTTGGATTGTCTAAGATTTTTTTTATCCAATCACGTTGTCTGTTTACATCTTTACTCTTCATCTTCACTTCCTCTAGGGCCTGCAGGTATCTCTTCCTGTTCTCCGTCGTCATCTTCAATGTCAATTACCTCTGGTGCTCTTACGTTAATACCAATGACTGATGGCTTATCAGACTCTTCTGGGTTATCCAGCAAGCCAGATGCTTTTGCCAACAATCTTAGTATGGCTGGTTTATCTTGTAACTTAATGTCAATAATCTGACCTTGATCATTAAATTTAATTTCTCGTATAGCTTGAGCTACATGATCTGGAATGTCTTTACTATCTTTAAATCGCATTCCATCTTTGTCCCACTCCATCACATCAAGCAGTGTAGCATTTGCCATAGATAGCATAGAATAAGTTACTGCTTCTTTATTTGCGACAATTGTTTTACTGCGTTCAATCTTTTTTTGCAGGCTACGCACACCTCCGTAACCTGCCAGTGAATCCATGGGTTTTTTATTTTTTATAGTCTTAGACATTAGAACGGCATATCATCATCTAGTTCTACAAGAGAATCCGACGAGACCGAATTCTGTACTGGTGCTTGTGGTTCGGTATTGGCACTCTGCTTAACTGGATTACCGACTTTAACTTTGAACCATGTATTGCCTGAATTTCTGCCAACGTTTTGCCATAGATTAATGTAGCATCGTGTTCCATCTGGTAATAGAATCTGACCTGTGTAGTCTCCATGCCAATCTTCTGTCTTATCATTGTTTAAAAATAACTTGCCTTCTCGTTCATTTAATTCAACTGGTCTTTTATCTTCAGCCATTATTTTCTCCTTATTGGTTTTCGATTATTAAAACATTCTTTACACACCCAGCGTTGGTGTTTACCACTAACTGTATTTACCCATTCTCCCGTATCTTTATTACGGAAACGATTACAGGAACTACAAAACTTCTCATTCCTCATATGGGTATATATGTACCACCGCCTGGCCGCCTGTAACTTCTTCTCCACGGGCAATCTCTATAAATTCAAATTGACTATCATCATCATACATTCCTGCTTTCATTAACGCATCTAGTATTGCTTTTAAAGTATTATCTAAATCAAACTTGCGTTTACTTCTTGGATGTATCATAACACTAATTGCTAATTTTATCTCACCAAAAGATTTATATCCTGATTGCTTGACTACAGCAAACACCTCTTCAGTAAATTTTTTTCCAGCAGGTGATATATATCGTCTTTTACCACTTGCATGCCAATAGTTATTTACTGATGGTGGGTAAGGTAAAGTAAGCTTTACAGTGGGTCTCATAGTTTATTGAGTCTAGCCCCAAGTTTATCTTTATTCAAGTATGCACGGATTGCATCATTGATAATAGATGATTTAGATTTTTCTAAGTCTTTCTTAGCTGCATTCAATAATTCAACATTGGTTGGACTAAGTCTCACTAGAAAAGGTTTAAAGTCACTCATGCTACTGCCTTTCTTTTATTATCATATTGATCTAGTTCATCTTGGCGTGCGCTCCACATAGCACTGGCTAGTTGAAACACATCATACATAACATTATGTGGTCGTTTAATATCTTCAGATCCATCATAGTTAATAGCCTTTAGATATTGCTGTAATACAACAGGTAATATAATCTTGGCATATTCCATCATCTCTGCGTAATCAGATTGTTCTAATGTCCAATACCCACCTACATCAACATCTTTTGGCGCACGACTTTTCAATCCTTCACTAATGGTATATGCACCAAACAAATGTACACCTTTATCAGCATACTTCTTAAACTCTTCCTTACTTAACTCATTCATTAAACTTCTCCTTGTAATGGTGGTAATGGTTCTTCATACAGCGGAGGTAAGATCTCTGGTAATACTTCTACCTCAATTGTAATTTCTGGTAGTGGCTCAGAATTTTCAATAAATAATTCTTCAACATCGAAAACTTCAAGCTCTACTGTCTGAGATTTCTGACGTGTTCCTAGAATTGCAAAAATAACTGCAAAACAAAAGACAACAATAATCATAGCCCAGACTGTTTGATCCACTTGTTTACTCATATAAGTCTCCTACATATTTGTTTTGGACCTTTTTCTTCGGACGTCCACGACTCCGTATTTCATTTTCATGCTCTTTAGCTACGTCACGTTTACACATCTCCATCATCTTAAGCCACTGACTGGCACCTATCATCTTCATGCCATGTCCAGTGAAACCCTTAGTTAAACGGTAGTAGCCGCTTGGATCGGTAAACTTGTATTCCAACGGTTTACCATCGTTGAACTCATTGCAGATGAGTTTATAGAATTCTCTTAATGTCACTTAATTTCTTTCTTCACTAAACCTTTAGGTAAGTAAATAAAATCTTCCATTAAACATACTGATGATTGATGCGTTGGGTAATGTTCTTTTTGATATTTGTTTGCTTCAGCGCAGTTTGTAAAATGTCCCACATATTCTGGGTTTTTATAGTCATTAAATAAATACACTACCAACACAAACTCAAACATAATTATCCTTTCAAAGAATAGTAGATCTCTCTACTCGTTTAATATATCATATATATATCTTGATGCAAGTATTGATTTTATATTTATTTCATGTATAGTATTTGGTAACGGGGCCATTACCCAGCCCTCCCGTCGGTAGATAGCGACCAAGGGAATAAACGTGTTTAACTGCAGAGGTACTCCCTACTTTATTAACAAATAGGTATCGGGGATCGAGAAAGCAGGCGTATAGTTTACTAGATAAACGAGAGCTATCCAGCTTAGGCTGTTCACTGAATACCTTTTTTATTCGGGTTAGGTTCTATTTACTCCATGCAAACAGCATGTCATGCGGACCACAAACACAAGTTATATATATAAACAATGAATTCATGAGGACAACATGCCAGATAACCCACAAGAATCACCATGCAATGGACAATGTAAGTATGTAGAGTTAAACAAAGTTCCAACATGCGTGGGATGTGGTCGTACTTATGATGATTTGTCTCATTGGTTTTATATGGATAAGCAAGAAAAACGTGAGTGTATCAAACGCTGTAAACAGAATTTGAAAAAACTAGCAAAAATTTGAGTGAGACGGGACATGTCATAGGCCAGGGGGTGGGGGGGCAAGGGGTGCCTTCTCCAAAGTGGTCTTGATATCTTCTACAGACTGCCCAGATTTCAACTTGGTGTCTACTTCCTGAGGTGATAGCACGTGTAAAAGAGTCTCAAGGATCTTAGTTTCACGCTCGGTTGACACACACTCAAACAAGCTAGCTATTAACTCATTATTATTCTGTGTTGATAGTGCAACCTCTGAGACTTTCGGAGCTTTATCTATCTCATTGATTTTCTTACCTTGTATATCTTTATATTTCATGTTGATCTGTTGGTTATTATAAGGCTCTATCGGCTCGTTTGATATCTGCTGGACTTCCTCATCAGTCAAGGTCTCATCATAAATGATGCGCCTGGTAGCACCTTTTATATTCTTATAGTAGTTCTTATATTCTTTGACGATGTCCAGGGCAATCAACTTTTTCATGTGTTGCCCAACAGCCTGCCTGGTGATGCCCAGGTCGCTCCCTATTCGATCCAGTGATACGAAACTGCTCCCTGATTTATTACAATATGACGCCAGGCAGATCAATACCCTCAGCATGCCCAGGGTGATTTTTTTTGTCTGCAAGATGCGCAAGGGCAAGACGCAAAACTTCCTCTGATCTGGCTGTCCTACTTCCCTTTTAATCCCTGGCTTTTCTGGTATTTCATACATGATACATATTATAAGGTATAAACATACCCCTGCAACCAGGGTGCAACCAGGGTGCAAAAAAGAGTTTGCATTTGATATCAGAATGATATAAGATGTCAGATGTAGTAATTTATTTTAACTTTATATAAGGAACTTAATTATGAACGATACAACAGCAACCCCTGCCACTGTGGCTGAAGAGCTCGCTAGTTTTGAGCGTGTTGGTGAGTCACACTTTCAGAGCAGGTCTGAAGATTTAAGCAGCATATTAGAACGTATGGAAAGCAGCGAACCTGAAGTTTCAGAGCAAGCCTATGAAGAGTTATTTCAATATGGGTTATCTTTGGACTACGTCCCCCCCTTTACATTTGACGGACAGCTCGCAGGATATTGGAGGTGGCAGATATCCTGGGGAGGTCCCTCAGATGAATTTCGTGTTTATGTAGACGATGACTCAAACATTAGAGAAATTATCTACGTTTTCCAGGACTGGTACCAACACACAGAGCAATCCGTCTGGCATCGTGATGACATCCTCCAGGCTGTAGATATGATCATGGAAGGGGTGCAATAATGAGCGATTCAATGATACTAATTAGATACATTACCCCAGAGCTCAAACAAGAGGTCAAAGAGCATTTTGTAGATTGGGTAAGAAGTAGCGATGGACGAAGAGCAATTCTCGGGCTTGATGTTTGGACGACTTTCAAAATGTCTAATGATGGTTATGTAGACGTGCATTTCATATACGACGAAGAGCTTACCTTGTATCTATACCCGTGCGATGAGATTCGAGAAAAAGATCAAGATGAATTGACTGTGGCTTACTTAGCGTCAAGCTGTACTCAATACATACCCATAGAGGGGGCTGAGCTGAATGACTTACTTCCTCTATCTGTTATTGAATACGTCAAAGAGCGAGCCAGTGAGGTAATATCATGATTGATTATGTGATATTTGGTGTTGTAGATAATGCTGTCATGATCGCAGGGGCGTTTACTGGGGTGGAGGTTGAAAAATACCTCCCTGAACGCTTCAGACTAGGGGCTCTGATGCCTATTGTGGGTGCAGGTATAGGCAACATGACAAGCGATTTTCTGGGGGGTGTATTCGCTATGAATGCCCCCCTGGCTACTGGATCAGCCCTGGGATGCTTCCTGGCACTTGCCCTGATCCCTTTATTTAATCTTAAATTCAGACTGGAGTCATAATATGAACGATCAAACATGTAATGGTTGGACTAAGGAATATACAATTTCAATCACCTGGCACATTGATGACATTTTTGAAGTTGATGACACATTAACAGAATCACAAGCAAAACAGGTTTTGTATTTGCTTAAACATAATCATAATGCGAACGTTGGCATTAACTGGGACGTTATCGAGCAAACAATAGAAGAGGTAAAATAATATGCAAGATCAATTTATACAACTACAACTCATGCACACTGATGATGAGGTTAACAAACTATTGCGCGATTATGATCTAGTCATACGTTGCGACGACGACGGCAAGCCTACAAGTTTTGCCATTGAGAACTTTGCAAAACGTGAGATAGCTACAGACTACATTACACTTAATAACACTATGGAGGTGCAATCATGATCGAATCAACACAACCAATCGGAGCCTATGCCACCATTAAATGGCTCGACGACGGCACAGTGGCACATGACTACTTTTTCAACTTTGACGAGGGCGCAGACGACGACTACAGTTTTTTCTATTGCACGGGTGAGCGTGATGTTAAGGGCTGTATGATCGAAGGCGTAGAGGATTTTATTGTGCTTGATTATAAACTGGTGTATCAGTCACGCTGAAGAGCTTTTAGTAAGCGAAACGCGCGCGAGCGCGTCCGTGACATAAACAAACTTAGGAGTACATTATGAAATCACAAAACGATCTATTCCATGGTGACGAAAACACCACGGACAAGCCCAGGAAGTACCTGGTAAAGTGCAGTAAAATAATTGAGTATGAGGTAGAGGTAGAAGCATACTCCGATAACCCCTCGCATCTGTTTAAGCTTGCTGAGGAGTCCATTGAAGCTAACCCAAGCCAGTATCTTATTGACTGGTGGTTGACGTATGACGATCACGTTGAACAAGATGACACGCCAGAGCCTGATTACAATTACACTTATGGTTATGGAGGGACAGATTGATGGAGCCAGAGATCAAAGAGAAAATAATGGCAGTTCTGGTGCTGATCGTTTGCGTTTCTCTGATGCTGTGGATATAAATGATATGAGTTTAATCATTAACCATCAATTTATTCAGGGACTTTTCGAGCCGTACACAATAAACCTGGACGACTACGAGAACGACAGCAGGAACAACATCAAAGTGACTGAGGGTCTGAGGTATTATGAGCATATTGCTGAGGTATTACAAGGGCAAATTAACAGACTCGCAGTAGACGGAAAAATCAACTATACGAAACTTGCAAAATCGTTAACAAACAATGGCTATAAAACTAGGTTTTACAAGGATTTTAGCTATGCAAGCGCACGTATGACTGTTTTAAAACTAAAAAAGGAAGGCAAATTATCATGGTAGGAAAAGTAACACCATACACAATATTAACGGGCACGGGCGTGCCTGTTTTATTGCACAAAAACAACTGGAAGAATGCAAATGAGCTTTTGCAAGAAGCTTTTAACGCAATACAAGGGCACGAACCTGAGTCAATTGACATCGGTGATCCTGGATATTGGGGCAATAAGTTAGAGCCTACAATAGCCCAGGAAGCCTGCATTCGTTTAGGTTTAGGCAACCCAAAAACAAACTACGAAGAAGCAATCTATCACAAGAATCTGCCCTTGGCAGTGAGTTTAGATGCAACAGTTGTAGGTGATGGCAAGGCTAGATCAACAGACATTGATAAGAATATTATCTGCATGAACGCTGATGAAATAGTTTTTGATGGATTGGGGTGCCTGGAGTGCAAGCTTACAGGTGCTGAAGTTGAAAATGAACCATCAGAATATCGTGGAGTTTGGCAATTACAAGCTCAAATGATGTGCACAGGCTGTAAATGGGGCGTTTTAGCTACGCTTTACAAGGGCACGATGTTAAAACTCTTTGTCTATCAAGCTGATAAGGAAATGCAAAAGATTATTGCAGATCTTGCTGTGGACTTTGAGCGACGTGTACAAAAGTACAAGGATAATCAAGAAACTGAGTGGTATGATTTTACCAGTACAAAAGAAGCGTCCAAAGTATTTGACGAAGCAAGCGATACAATGATAGAGTTACATGATATGGAAACGATAGCAGAACAGATCGTGGAGTTAAAGAAGGACATACAAGCAAAACATGAAGAGCTGGATCAATTACAAGCTCAGATTATGGAGCGTATGAGGGATAGTAAGCGAGCCGAAGCAGGCAACTATACAATCTACTGGCCTATGTTGAATTACAAGGGCACAGCTGAGCGTCTTGTTCCTGCTAAGCCTGCCTACTCAGTAAGACAATCTAAATTAAGGATTAAATACAATGGATGAAAAGAAAAGAAGGCAAGTGTTATTTCAGCTTGCACAAAAAGTATTGCAAGACAACAGTGATCAAGACATAGAGGAGTGGATGAGTCGAGATGACATTCTTAAACAACGCATCAAAGACGCACTGGAAAAGGAGGGACTTTTATCATGATGGAAAATATAGGTTATGAAGCGGCAGACTTCTGGTATCACCAACAACTGCTTGAAGAACAAGAGCAGATTGAACGTGAGATGGATTTTGCTGCATTTATGGAAATTATTACAAGGCGTATCAGAAGCAAGACACGTCGTAATGAATTAATCAAACTTTATACTGGAGAAAATCATGGAATCACAGAAAACTTTGGGGATTGCTAAGGCTTTTGTCGAAGCGCAAAAAGAGTTTGCCCCAGCTCTTAAAAAATCAACTAACCCACATTTTAGATCAAGCTATGTGGACTTATCAGGGTGTATTGAAGCTGTTATTGATGCACTACATAACCATGGTATTGCATTAATACAACGCACGCATGAGTGTGAAACTGGCATCAAAATAGAAACTGTATTCGTACATGAATCTGGTGAACAGATGACTGGTGGTTTATTTCATTTGCCTGCTGATAAAAATACACCACAAGGGTATGGATCAGCATTGACCTATGCAAGGCGTTACTCGTTGATGGCCGCATGTGGTATTGCACCAGAGGATGATGATGGTGAAGCCGCTGAGAAACCTTACAGGAAGGAACAGTCTGAAATAAAAAAGACATAACCCTCTATCTGACTAATGGTGAAACTGTGAAGTGCAAAGATATGAGAACTTACAAGGACAAACTATTAGAAATACTTAAACAGTTAGAGGGATTCAATGCAAGTGAGGAAGCCAAGCTTAAGAAATTACAAGGGTTACGTAAAATGAACTCAGCTGTATTTATGAGGGCATCCCCTGAAATTAACCTGGAACTTAACTATAAATTTGATGAGTTAATGGTGAAATATCATGGACATAGTTAGACATTTTAAAAAGCATTACGTTGATGAGCATCAGGGCCCACAAGACCATGATCCGATGAGACGTATGATTAGCAAAATATTATTACAAGCAGTTCAAGAAGTTTGTGATAATAAGCAAGCCTTACATACCCGAGTTGAAGCATTTAAGTGGCTGTTATTTGACACAGATGAGCATTCAACAAACATGAGGGACTATGCAATGGAAGTTACTGGATGGACAAAAGCTGCTTTAACTTTAAAGATCCAACGTCAACTTGGTGAGGAAAAGTGGAAAGAGTTAACAAAGATGGTAACTTATGATTTAATTAACATAGGGGGGCGATGAGCCCCCTGTTGTTTTTAGTCAACAATAATTACTTATTGCATACGTACATCGTGACTTCGAAACCGAAACGCATTTCAGTTGCAGCAGGCGTTGTCCACATAATGAACTCCTTAAAATGATTTCTGCCTTATTGACATTATGAGCAGAATAACCTATGCTAAATTTTTAAGCATCAGTAAAATCATGATTATGATACAAGAAAATTTCAAATATGTAGTTGTAGATGGTTATCAAGAAACATTAAAAGCATTTAGAACTAAGGAAGAAGCTGAAGATTTTATACGTCACAAGCCAGATTGCCACATTGAGGAAATTCCAGGGCTAGATTACGACGATTTAATTGACATGTACGGTGAAGCACCTTTTTAAAGCCGTGGTAAAGAGTTACTTATTTTTAATACCCTAGCCTAGGTTACCTCAAGATCGTGCAACACAGAGCGATTGTGTGGGTTATTTTTCAGTGAGTCGTCTTTGGTTTTGCACTTAACACATACATATCCATGTTTTGCCCATAAATCAGAATATAATCTGTTTCATCCTCAGAGAATTGTATTTTGATTGCAGAATCTTTATGATCTTCCAGGATCTCAATGTTCCAAATCTTTTTACCAATGAGTCCATCAATAATGTCTGCTTGTTCTGAATCCAACTCTTCTATTTTTTGAACTAAACTATCTTCTGAATCCATGATCCACCATCCTTTAATACCATAGGCATGAGTTTAGGTTGCCCATCAAGGATCATGCCACATCCTACGACGAACCGAGACTTGAAGTTCTTAGCATATTCAAATGCTAGTTCCTTCTGGTTGATTAGGCATCCGACTTGCATGCCCCAGACTAACTTATCAGGATTGGAATAATATTCAATTTTGAACTTAGAATGATAGTGGCCTTGTACTGTATTCATACCATATTGCTGAGCTACTTTCATTACATCAGCAGACATGCCATGTGTAAAGAAGCAGCGTTGATCATCAGACAAGGTTACTTTGAGGTCATCTACCCATTGCCATCCTTCATGAACTTGTAAGAATTCATTGTAAGATTTAAGATATTCTAAACTTAAACCATGAGCTACAGCTCGACGGTAGACTAATGAAGAGTGATTGGAATGAACGATAGTCATCTCAGGAAAAATTTTCTGCAGCTCTTGGCAATATACACGAGCCGCTCGCAATTCATCACCTGGTGACTTGAGATCTGGGTGATGGTTATGAAAAGAAATAGCGTGCTGATCTATCTCATCACCGATGTTTACAACAAGATCTGGTTTATACTTTTTCTTCAGTGCCTTGAGAAACTCAAAAGCATCTGGATGGTGATAAGGAATATGTAAATCCGAAATCACCAAGACTGATTTATAATTCATAGTAAATCCAGTTATTGGTTTATATTAGTATATAGGATTTACGCTCTGTTGCAAGGTTACTTTGTCAAACCCTTTTGTTTCTCGTAGGTTCTGAGTCCAGCAAGACCAAGCATTGCAAAAGTCAATTCAATCAACGCATCTGTTTGGAAGTCAGGCAATGGCACAGCGTTACCTGTGAGTAACATAATCCATTGTGCAATAGGCTGTAGCACAAACATCCATCCGAATCCTAGTGCTGCAATCCAGCCTAAACATGGTCTCCATCCAGCTACCCATATACTTCTATGCCCAGCTTCAATTTTATTGGTCTCAGCCTGAGCAAGGTTAAGCTGCACTGCATTATCAATCAGTGTCTTTTCAATTTCAGCTTTAGCTTTTGCTGCACCATTCTTGTCAGGGATAACACGGTCAAGGACAGTGCTAATTAATGGCAGTAATGCATTAATCATTTAGACGCAATCGCCTTCAACCAATCGATCAATTTTATAAGGACACTCTTGCTTTTTTTTAGTGCTGGCTTTCGGATAACTTCGTAGGCCACGAGTATCAAGATAACTATGAGTATATAGATCATCCACATTTTGTATTCCCCTTCTTAACATTTGACATATTCTAGATAACATTTATTTTACCAATAATCACTGCAATCACGATTGCACCGAAGCCAGTCATGCTTCCCCAGATTAACTTGTTGAGCATGGCTTCAAGACGATCGAGACGATAGTGCAATGTTGCATATCGTTCTGCACATAACTTCTCGTGGGCTGCTAGCTTTTCGTCTGGTGTCATATTAATTTCTCTTTCTATCTAAACCATGTAACTATTGAATATCTAGTTCCAGATGTAACAGGCATCACTTCATGCGGATACATAAATGTTGATGGGAACATTAGCACATCTCCTGTATTCAATCTATATTTTAAACGTCTATCAAAAAATGTAAACTCCCCACCTTCATAGTCATCATTTAAATGAACTGATGCTGTCACTAATCTCGGTGCTTGTAAAAATGAATCTACATGTTGTATGTAAAACTCACCTTTTTTGTATCGTAATAATTCGTATCCAGTATCTTCTGCTATTCTTGAATGTGGAAACTTGCCATTGTATTCAGCAATACACTTAGCCATACATTCAAACAAATCATTGTCAATTTTTAATCGATTAGCATTGTTATTCATAGTATACAACTGTGATATTTCTATCGTATCACAGGCTCTTGCTTCTTTGCGTACACCTGAACCTGTGCCAGCACTAATCCATTCATCAGTATTGCTATACTCATCTAATATAGTTTGGCATAACTCTTTTGGAACTATATTTTTTAGTACTACAATGTAAGTATCAAGAACGTCTAGTTGCAATTCTGTCATAATAATGTTCTGCGTGTTCACCATACGCTCTAATGTAATGTAAAAATACTTGAGCGTATTTATTGCCAGTAAACTTATTACGCCAGTGTTCTGCTACTGTACCTTTATATACCATTGCTTGACCAGGTTTTAAATTTACCCCCACTGACTCACCATCAGGTTTGGTAATATAAATCTCCCAATCAGCATCACCACCTAAATTTAATGTTACGCTAATTTCACAAGATGGTCGATCAGAGTGTTTCTTTAATTCTTCACCATGATTGTATACTCTTGCAAAACAGTAAGTCGGTAATAATTTTTCATTTAAAAGATCAGATAGCATTGCTACCTTATAATTTAATAATACTAAAAAAGGTTTGTGATTATAATACGCATGAGATAATGGGCATTGAAAATCTCTTATCCCAGGATCTACATTCGGCAATACTACAAACTCTTTATATAAACTCTCTGCTTCTTCTAAGCTAATAAATTTATCAACAATCAGATAATTGTTGCTATCAAATACTGCATTCATAATGCATTATGGATTTTCTGGTTCAGCTGCGGCATCAAGTGCAGCTTGTATTGCAGCTTCCTCAGCTAGTCTTAATGCTTCTTTTGCTTCCCACACGGTAACACATGTTGTTGCCCAAGCTGGTAATTCTGTGATTTCATCATTCTGAATCATAGGATCATCGTATTCAATATGACCTGTATTGTTGTCATACCATTGCAAGGCCCATAGATTACTTGGTAAATTACATGATGATAAATCTAAGTTATCATAGAAATAACCATCTTTACCAACAGTGCTAGTTTCTTTTAGTATCACCAATCTCATTTTTTGTTAGCTCCTAATAAGTTTTGTTTTGCAGTTTCTGCTAATAGCTTAACGCTATTTTCATTAGCCTTCACCATTTCATTTCTAAATGATTCAACGGCAGCTCCAGTTTCTCTTTGTGTCCCTGAGTTTTCTACCATTAACATAGGCATCCATGCAATGGCACACTGATATTCATCTACATCCTTACCAGTGTTTTTATCAAATCCTCGTACTCGAGTAAACCAAGCACACTTTAAACCAACACATTCTTTTTTAATGAGTGGACAAAAAGTCCCCTGTTCTAATCTCATTTAAACTTTCTATCAATCTTTTGATGCAATAATAAGATCTACATATTGTACAGCAAGATCAATGGCATCGCCACTAAATGTACCACTACCACTTGAAAAACTAAATGGATGTGTGTGTGATCCACCACCACCAGCTGCTCCAGTATTAGGAGTATCTTGGAATCTGCCGTGAAATGGAGCTGGTCCAGGAGTAAACTCACCACCATACGTACGGGTATAACTATGAGAGTGGCTTGGTATTTGTGGGGTAGTCAAAGTTGTTGCTCCAGCACTACCTGTCACACTCGTAATACTAACAGAACCTGTTGGAGTTTTAGATGCAAATGCTGTTGCAAATGCTACTGTTCCTCCTGAACTTGCTGTTCCTGATACAACTCTCAAAGCCTTGTCGTTATGAGTTGTTTGTTTTGTCCATCCTGTTGGAGCAGCTGTTTGTTGGAATAACATTAATGTGCCAGAATCAAAACCACCTGAAGCAGCTGGTGCTGCGCTTGTCCACGATGTTCCATTAGATGTTAATATATTACCTGATGTTCCTGGTGCTACATATCCCAATACTGTTGAATTAATGTCTGTATCTACAACAACATTGCTTCCACCATTTTGTAAAGTACCTGTAAAGTTTGCAGTTGTGTCATCATACTTTGCAGTATCTGCATCATAAGCCTGTACAGTAGAACCAATGTCTGTATCAACTACAACATTGCTACCACCGTTTTGAAGAGTGCCAGTGAAGTTAGCTGTTACATCATCATATTTAGCTGTGTCTGCATCATAACCTTGTACTGTTGTACCAATATCGGCTGACTTCAGTATCGTTGCATCATAAGCTTGTACTGTTGATCCTATGTCTGAGTCTAATACTGCATCAGATCCTAGAGCTGTATTAACATCAGCAGCAGATAATGTGACTGCACCTGTTCTTGTATTAAATGAAGTTACTGCACCTGTTGCATTAAATGCTGCTTCATCCCATGCAGATCCATCCCATACGTATAATTGATTTGTAGATGTATTGTAATACAATGCACCAGTAGTCGATGTGCTTGGAGCGGATGCTGATGCTCCTAGGTATGTGGTTGCAAATGTTACCACATCACTTACATTAGTAGCTACTGTAGTTACATCGCTAGATATGCCAGCAACTGTGGTTACGTTAGCACTGATACCAGCTACTGTGGAAATGTTTGCTGTATTACTTGCCACTGTTTGAATATCTGCACTGTCTCCAGCTACCGTAGTTACATTAGCAGATATCCCAGCTACAGTATTTACATTTGCTATATTGGTTGCAGTTGTATTTACATTTGCGATGTTAGTACCTGTTGCATTCACGTTAGCAATATTCGTTGCTACTGTACCAATGTCTGTTGCATCTGCTGCTACTGCTGTTACATCTGAATCTATACCAGCAACAGTTGTAACATTTGCTGATATGCCAGCAACGGTTGTAACATCTGCTGATATGCCAGCTACAGTATTAATGTTATTTTGATTAACTACTGTAGGCGTTAATTGATACCATGTTGTAGTTCCTAAATCGTATACTTTCATAACATTATTAGTTGTATCAAAGTATAACGCACCGTCAGCTAATGCATCACCATCATTATCCAATGTAGGATCGCTTGCTTTAGCTCCTAAGTATGCATCATCAAAGTTATCAAAAACTGCTTCAGCCGCTGCTTGTGATGATGCAGCACTGCTCGCAGAAGATGCAGCTGCCGTTGCACTATTAGAAGCATTAGTCGCAGAAGTGGATGCATTGCTTGCAGAGGTTGATGCATTACTTGCTGATGTACTTGCTGAACTTGCACTGCTTGATGCAGCAGATGCACTAGCAGATGCTTTTGCACTGTAATGTTTAGCTGAGTATTCAGTACCATCTACTGTAGAATCTTCAGCTTTGGTTGCCCATTCTTTAGCAGCACCACGGCTTGCTGTATTGGTTACACCTGTGCCACCAATAGACCATGCTTTAGAAGAATACTCTGTTGACTCTACAATACCATCTGTCTTTTTAGCCCATGCTTCAGCTTCGTCTGCAAATCCACTGGCTGATGCTGAATCTACAATTAAATCCCATTTAGCTGAGTCTGCATTAGAAGATATAGGTTGTGATCCAGAAGACGTATGAGCAACAACACATAAGTAAACATTGTTATTGCTTGTATCTTTAACTAAGTCACGCTTATTATATGCTGTACTTGCTGCCCAGTTACCACGATAATCACCAATCTGTTCACCAATGACTGGATCACCGTTAGCATCAAAGGCTAATGTTTTGTTTGCTCTAACTGTATTAATAGGTAACACCATATTTACAGTCGTAGGATCTGTGTTAGGCGCACGTAATGAACGATCAGATTGTTCTAATACTTGTTGTACAAAGATTGTTTGACTGTCAAACTCATCGTTGAGTGATGTCGCAAATAGAGGACCACCTGTGGTGAAGTCTGTTGTTCTTTGTATTGTACGATCACCTACAATAGTGATGCGATCAGAAGCAGTAGGCGTAGAGGGAACATTAGTACCAACAACGATAGTCACAGAACCTGTACCGTCTCCAGAAATAGAAACAGTATAGTCTGTAGTGAGCGTCAGTTCTGTATTGTTAAAATATACAGCAAGGTCAGTCTGTGCTAAGACTTCAAAGTTAAATGCGTAAGGGCCTACACCAGCTGATCCAGTGTAAACAATACGTCTCGTTGTGCTTGATATATCGATTGCCATATATTATCCTTTTATCCTTTTTACCCTATTTTACCCAAAAAATCAATACTTATTCTCCTAAAGCTGCACCTAATCTTGGCCCACGAGTTGGTGAAGTCTTGCCAGGGGACCAGAAATATCGCTGTTTATTCCTAGACTCTTGTCTTCTTGCGCTGGTACGTAGTCTATTAGATACGCCTGGATCCATAATCTCAGCTGTTTGCTCTAGTATTAATCGATCTAATGCAAGCTCTGCATACCATAATGAATTGCCTGGTGTATATTGTTTGAGGTATCTTAACAGATCATCTGCAAATTTAGGATCTTCACCAGTTGCATAATCATATATATTACCTATCGTTAGTCCATAAGTATCTCTAGTAAATGAAGATAATGGTCCAAACAATTCTGTTTTATATCCCATCATTTGTTCATTCAATACGTCACCCACAAAACCTAGACCACCACCACGTGTTAACGCAGCTCCCCAAAATCCAGGATCTGTCATATCTGCAAAATCTTTACCTTTTGCTAACTGGTGCAGTTGTTCTGCTAGTGCACCAAACATTGTAGTTAACGCAACAAAGTTAGCAATACGATATGCTTTAGCTGCTTTGACTGGTACATTCATACCTAGTATCTTACTGTTAATTCCTTGCTCAGTTGCCATACGATATAGATGCTGCATGAATACAGTCACTGGGAATGTCTTAAACATAAATGCACTTCTAAACAATTCACCAGATAATGATCCACGTGGCTTAGCACCGACTAAGTTGGCTGATGCTTTAATGTTGCCAATAATCACAGCATCATTAATTAAGTTAATCAACATAGATCCATAGTTTGCTGCTAACACATCTGTATCCACAGCTGAAGTATTTAGATCTAAGATGTTATTCTTAGTTAACATTGGTACACCTTTGTAATCAGATGGTGTAGCTTGTCTTAATATATCCCAGTCTTTATCTAACTCATATCTTCTTAAAGTGATCTGAAACTCAGGATCAAGTTCATCAAAGTTCTTAGATAAGTTATCTGCTACGGCTGACATCATTTCTAATGCATTCGCATTACGCATTGATTGTGTCCATGCTGTTAAGCCTTGTGCTCTCATTGTGACATCAGCTAATACTTGTGACCAAATAGGTCCATCAGTTTCGCCAGCAAACCTACCAGCTGCATGTGCAATATTAATCGCATCATCCATTACAATACCAGCTCTAATCAAAAACTTCTTACGCTCTGCACTGTTAGATGCGGATAGCACAGTGTCAGTGACTTGACCAAGCCATCGAAGCAGTGGCCCAGTGCCTGCTTTACCTAGACGCTTCATTGTCGTAATCGATGTAGCTGAGTCAGATACAGCAGACAGTACAGCTTTCCCTAAGAATGCAGATGTCAATACGTTACGGACGGAACTACCTACATCAGCTAACCATTCTTTATCGACTAACAACTGTTTACGTTTAAATACATTGTAGTAATCTTGCAGTTTAGGCAATCCTGAAACATCTATAGAAGGATCTTTAGCTGCTTTATCTTGCACATAAGATGTAAGTTTGTCTAAAGTTTGTTGTGGTCTTGGGCCAAGTATTTCTAGCTCAGAAATATCACGGCTCATCTTATCTGCATAATCAACCATCGTTTTAAATACATCACCATCACCAAACATCTCACTGTATTCAATCCATGACTTAGCATCTTTGAACTTTAAGATACGATGACGTTCTAATGTTTTGTTATATTGCTTCTTCGCTGTGCCAACATATCCGCTTTTAGAGATTGCATCATAAACATCATTCAGCAATACTTCTAATTTAAGATCTGTTACTGCAGCCCCTGTATCATAATCAACCATTTGTGATCGATCTATTCTTTGTAATACAAATTGTTTCCATTCGTCTCGAGGTACAGATGATACTTTTTGTCCAGAGTGTGACTGAGGAATAAACCAACCTTCCATCTTAGGTACGTTGCCACCAAACTTATTCTTTAAATAGCGTGCTCTTTCAGCTCCATCTAGCCATCCTTGAGCAAATGATCTCATTTGTTGATTATTAGTTGCTGGGCCCTTACCTAGTGATATGGCTTCTGCTTCTTTTAATAGATCAGCATATGCATTCTTGTTGCCTTTTAGTCCCTGGATGCCATCACCACGTAAGCCAAGCATACCTTTCTTACCAAACTTTAGTATTAAATCACCCATGTGACTTAAAATATCATTACGATAATAAGTAGCTCGATCTTCTAAGTTAAAGTTCAACATACGTCCTTGTGCATCAGAAGAAACAATGTTTAATAACGCATGTCCATATCGATTACCTTCTTCAGCAAAACGTTCAATACGAGACACCATACTCGCAAATCTTTGAGCTTCTAATATTCTGTCTTTACGTCTAATATTAGCTTTGTATTCTAATGCATTAAATGTAGCTTCTGCAGATTTTAACTCATCACCAAATTGTCTTTCATACTGATTGAATAAATCTAACGCATCATTCTTTTCAGCATCATTCATCCGTGTATTACTTGTAATACATTTCCTGGAGTGCATCATTAGCAGTTCCTCAATTCATCTATAATATCTTTATCACGCTTGTTGTCTTCTAGCATTTCATCAAACGTCCTAGTCGTTGTTGATCCATCACCCTGCGGTGATTCAAAGATTTTCTCTGTTTTAATACGCTCATCCACTTCAGCCAAGTCATCAAATAAGCCTTGAGTATTTTGCTCTATTGCATCAATGTCATTTGTAATTTGCTTAACATCGTCATACTTTTCTAAGCCTTCTTGTCGTATTTGGCTTGATTGGTTGAATTCGCCAACAACCTCCTCAATGTCATCAGTGATCCTAGCTGGGCTAGTTGGTAACCTAGTGAATTCGCCAGTTCTAAATCCTGAGCCGACATTTTCTGAGAACCGTCTGGCTGCGTCGCTGAGGGTAATATCTTTTCTGGCGTATTCTCTTGCGATGGTTGTGAGGTTACTTGAGATGTTTCCTGCTGTGTTTGCATTCGTTTTGATCGTTTCGATGATTTCCGCATTTAATGCTCTCCTTTCTGCATTACCTAGCTTATCGAGTTTATTACCATACTTCTCAATAAAGTTAGAGTTTTCAACGAGTGTACCAAATACACGTCGTTCATTGTTAATAAGTTTAATCGTGGCATCTAATATATCTGCACGCTCTTTAAATAGATTTTGAACAATATCATCATCACCAAACAATCCAGCTTGACTTGCTTTAACCTTCTCAAAGCCAGCCATTTTAGCTTGCTGTATGATGCTTTCAGCTTGTACCATATTACCTGGCTTAGTGCGTTCTAGTAGTTTAAGTACAGATAATTGTTCTTGTGCTCCAGTAATATATTGACCAATCATTGCAGAATACGATGATGGCACATCACTGTTCTCTGCTAATCTAAATATACTTTGATCTAATTGTGATAAACCATTAGCATATCTAGCCATCGCTGATTGTGGTGGTAGGTTTTGTAATGCATTAGGATCAATCTGTAATGCTCTAGCTGCATCAAATGGATCAGCACTACCTTCAGCTATATTCTTACGTGCCGCAATAGCTCTAGTTAATTGTGGAGTAAAGCCATCTGCTTCTTTAACTCGATAAGCAACAATGGTAGGTTTTTGGCCTTGCTTCTTTAATCGCTTAGCTAGGTTTACTCGCTGATGGCCATCTGCAATAAACAACTTACCATTGGTATCTTCAAAGACTAATGCAATATTAGACTTGAGTGGTTCCCATTTCTCTACACCTTTTAGTGTATCCAGCATACCAAACTCATCACCACCTGTTTTAAACTGGAAACGTTTAGCATCAATATTTAATTCGTCTGGATCAAACATCTCAGTCTTGTTAAACGCTTCATCATGAATTAAAGCATCAAAGTCTTTTAGTCGCTCTGGTGGAGTCTTAGGTAGATCATCATACTTGTTGTTAATAATTGCTTCAGTTGCTGTATTAATATTAACATTGTGCTCAATATTACCTACATCATTTTGAATAACATTCTTTTTATTTAATGTTGCTTGTACTTCATCGTTCTGCAAAATTGCGTCTACTTCTTTATTGGGCTTGTATTCTAATCCAGCTTTCTTAGCATTAAACTTTTCAAACAGTTCAATACCTTTAGCTATTTGTGTTTTAGTCATACCAGGCAATCTAAATGCAGTTTCTGCTGCGCCACCTAAAGCTGCTGATGTTACTGCTGCTGCAATAATGTTATCTCTAAACTGTTCTTCAGTGTATTCTAATCCTAGCTCTGCATACCATTTTTGTATATCTTTCTGTATAACCCATTCTGCGCCAGTACCAGCAATTGTATCAATAAGAATGCTAGTTAATACACCAGCTCCAGACATTGCTGTAACGCTAGCTGATGCACCCACAGCAACAAGGTTGGCTGGGTCTGTAAAGCTACCATGTACACCACCAGCAAGATTAACAGCCATATCAGTATAGCCTTCAGTACGTTGGCTAACATACTCTGATCGATCTTGTATTTGATTAACAAACTCACGCACCTTACCATATACATAAGTTTCATCTACGTTAAGTACATCTGAGCCTTCATCAAATGCTTCACGGTTATTAGCAATAAAATCCTGTATCTCTAATACTTTCTTGCTATATATATCTTGTTTGTTTACTTGGACTTGATCATTTAATTTAGGTAACATTGTAAATTCATCAAAGTCTGGTGCTTCTAATCCTTGAAACGATGTATCAATATTTAGATCAAACGCAGCACCTGGATTCTCAAAATCCTGATTAGTCTTTTGTTTAATCTCATTAATAATTGGATCCCAAACTTTACGATACGTATTAGACTTAGCGTCCATGCGACCATTAAGATAGAACATATCATCCGAAATAGCATCAATACGCTCACCCCAAGATACTTCTCCTGGGGAATACGTAATAGATCCTGTTGTATCATTAGGAATATTTTTGTTGATAAATCTAGTCATTATTTATACTTAGCTGGGTAACGTTGTTTGAGTATAGAATATAATCCTGCAAAGTTAATAGCAATAGGACGGTTATCTTGTGATGCAAAAGGTACAGACACTTTGTCCATAAAAGATACCAGTTTTTTACCAGCTAATACAGCACTATCTCTACTGATAAAATCAATATCTGCTCGTTGTATTTGCTCTAATGTATATTCAACGCCATCTTCACCAGCTAATGATTGCAATGGATTGCCAGCTGCATCTTCAGCTACCATTCTTAAATCATCAATCGTTGCATCTTCTAACATATCACCAAATAAGTTTCTATTAACGTTTGGTGGAATTGGATGCATTGATCCTCTGTAATTTACAATACCTCCATAATCTCCATTTTTGCCAGTAGCCATGTTTAATGCATCTTTCCATAAGGTATTATTCCATTCCTCTGGGCGTTGTTTATTCAATGAATAGTAAATATGTTTAGCAGATGACACAACAACTTGGCGTGCTTGATCTTCGTATGCTTCTCCTAACACATTACCGACTTCTTGATTCATTTCTGTGTTATCAAATTTATACAATTTAACCACTTCATCGTTACGAGCAATCTGAATACCGTCTGCTAATTTTTCAATAGTTGTCATATCTCTCACATCAGATGGGACACTTTGTGTTGATACTACCAAATTACCTAGATGTGCATATCGAGCAGCATCTGAATCTTTAGCTAACTCTTTAAATAATTCATAGTCATTCCCACCATATGCATCTGTTAAATTAGTCACAATGTTTACCATGTCAGTTGCGCTAGCCTGATCAAACATGTTCTTATAATAGGCAACTTCTTGTTTAGAAAATAATGATACATTGGGTTTTTTAAAGTCTAATGCAAACTTCTCTCTTAAGGCTGCTCTATCTTCAAATTGTTGCTGAAACTCAGCTAAGTACCCAGGTTCAGATGCACGAGCTGGATCGTATAATAATGATGATTTTACAGATTGATATGCTGGATGCTGTAATGCATAGGCAATAGGATCTTCATCAACTTGTTTTTGAATTAAATCACGTACAGCTAGCTTATGATTATAGAGCTCTGATTCTTCTTCAGTCATTACAATAGGCTTGTTTTTTTCAGCATCAATAATGTCTTGTTCGAGCTGGTTAAAATTCATGCCTTTGTATTGTGCATTAATCTTTTGCTTCTCTATTAGCATATCATACTTGGCTAATTGATCAGCATCTGCACTTAACATCTTTGTATCATATTCGCTAAAATCAACTAACTCACCTTTTTTTAATCTATTGTCTATATTAGTTAAGGACTTGTTAATTGAGGTGCTACTTACTTTAGCATTCGTATCTAAATTGTTATATTGTGTTTTAACTTTAGCTCTAATATCCGCTTGCTCATCTGCAAATTTATCAGCATAAATAGCAGTCATGCGACCAGCTTTCATGTCAATTGTCATTTCTTGCATTAAAACGTCTAATGGTTTATTTTCTCTATATGCTTCTTTAGCAATTTCAACAGCAAGAGAATCTTGTTCAATTGAGTTTAGCTTTGATTTTAATGCATTCATATTAATGTCAAACTTACCTGTATTACGATAAGTTTCTGTTGCATCAGCTAATATAATATCTTTAAGCTCTTTAATATCGTCTGGAGTAGATGATGTTTTTAAACCTTCTGTCCATGTTTTAAGTAATCCATCATTAAACTTATCTACTGTTTGCTGTGTTTCAAATTCATTTAGGGTATTGAGTTCACTCATAGCCCTTCTGTAATAAGTATGTCCATAATAATTACTACGTGATCTAAATGTTGCGGCAGTTGCAGGATCCATACGCTGGATAACTTCAGCATATCCGTTGATTGGATCTGTTAGTGTTCTTTTGATTTCATTTGGATCTTTTATTTCACCACGCTGAACTTGCCTTAATACATTTTCATAGTGCTCTTGAGTATCAGCAACTAAGCCTGTAGCAGCTTGGCTAGCATAAAGTTTACGGATTGTATCGTTATAGATCATACCTCCAGTTCTAAATTGCTTAACTGGGTCTTTACCTGTTTGTACAGCTTCTTTGTATTGCTCTGTAGTAACTGGGTTATCTAAATTAAATTCAATAGCAGATTCTTTAGCATAACGCTCAGCACCTTCTAAAGCATACTGAGATAACTGATCCAGTGCTTTATTCATGACATTGAATGTTTTAACGCCAGCCGTTAAATTAGCTGGCTCAGCAGCTGGAGCCATTTCTGTTAATACTTGTGTACGTTGATACTTAGGTAGTTCTGCCATTCTTTATCCTTAGTTAATATCCACCAAATCCACCAAAATCTTTTACTGGTGTAAAGCTTGGTCCAATCGATTCATTACCAGCCATCATTGCAAACTGTTCTTCAGCTGCATCAAATCCAGGAACAAATCCACCTTGATCAGCTACTGCTGAATCCATCATGCCTGGAGCATATTTTAATCCAATAAATGCAGCTTGACCTACACCTGATAAAAAACCTACTACACCTTGTTGTTCGTATTGATCAGATGTAGCATCCATAATATCAGCCATTACATTCCCATAAGTTTTGTATGAGTCTTGTAAAAGTTGTAAATTTCTTAAATCACGGCCTGCATACATTTCATTGACTTCTTGTAATTTACGTGCACTACCTGTTGTAGGATCAATATTGCCTGCAGCAGCATTAGCAACAACAGTACTATTCTTATCAATCACTTTAAGTAGTGTTGCATTTGCTTTTTGTCTGGCTTGTAATTGCTTTAATTCTGAATCTGCTTTTACTTGTTTGCCTTTTAAGTCTGCCATTGCAGATTGATACCTGCCCTGGTTATAAGCATTAACTCCTTGTACAACACTGCTAACCATAGATGCTGCAGCTAAATATGGTTTAGCAACGGCATATGCAGCTATGACTTGTTCCATAAATTACCTTCCCTGATAAACTGATACTTTATATTCTAACCCTAGTAATGTAAATTTTAATGGAGCAGATTGGGTTACTGTAATCTTTCCATCATCATTATACCCTAAGATACCATTTAATACTTTAGTTCCAGTAAAATTAGGCACTGGGGAGTTTAATGCTCCAGTACCTAAAGTACGTATTGGGACTAAATTTCCATTAATTACAATGTTTTGTGTTTCATACAATAATGCATTTACCTCTACAATACGTTTCTTAAATCCAATACGAGTGCCACCTGGAGTTTTAACGTCAATAGGAACAGTAGTGACTTCAATGTCAATTGGCAAACCAACTTCACATGATGTTGTCGGTGTATTAGTAAATGTAACAGCACTATCTGCAGTTTGATCTAATTCTACTAAACCATCTGATATTACATGTACTGTTTGTCCATCAATATGTGATGCGTCTAAACTAACATTATTAGTACCAATAACAGCACTATCTGTCAGTGCAGCATCATCAAATACTTCAACATAATATTTATCTGTGCCATTATCATCACGCTTAGCAACTGTATAAATATCTGTAATGTCTACACCCACATCTAAGAATGATCCTTTAGTTGCAAACTCTGATGGTGCAATAACATTTTGTGTTCTTAATAATGAAAACACAGCCATTGTGCCATCATCTTCATTAACGATTAATAATAAGTCATTTTCATCTGTAGCCACTGCACGACGTATGTCCATATGTTTTGGACCTTTTAATAAATGTCCAGATAATAATGAGATCTTGGATGTAATATAAGTTAATTGTGTATCAGAGTATGCAATCTCAGATAGTTGTTTACCTTGGCGTTGTATAAATAATAGTCCTGATTCTAATTGTTTTACACGTACACCTTCTTTAATGCCATTACGTGATGTAGATGATAAGAAAAAGTCTGTTGGTGTAATTGGTGTTAGTCCTTCTTGCGGAACATAGAATTCACCACCCGTCGTAAACACTTGCAGATCACGACCAGAAATAATGTCAACGATAGCGTTAAAAGTATTAGTATCGAGAGTAGCTTCAACAGCGTCATCATCTAATCCTTCTACTGGTTCAAAATCAAAATACAATCCTACTTTAGATCCCCATATAGTGGATGGTCTTGATTTACTACCACCAAAGAATAGTCTGCCTTGATGGAATGTGACAGATCGTGGCCATCCTCTGGATACTGACCAAACGTCTTCATATCCTGTTTCAAGCTCCCATTGACCTGATGCAGTTGCTGTAGTGTCAAAGAATGGAAATTCAGTCACTGCATTCACAACTGTAGAGCTTACATATTTAACTATTCTTGCTCGACCTTGTGGGCTAGCATTGATGTATTGTCCGACACTTGCTGCGCTAAAGACTCCCGCCGATGCGGTCAGCGTGATCTTGCCTGATACATCTGACGGCGTAAGCGTCGCCGCTGGATTTGTTGTTGTAATTGTGAAAGCATATTGTGGTATAGAATCAAAAGTAAGGTTAGAAATAGTCCATGTTGAATCACTTGCACCACGAACAATTTTAATTGGATTAGCATCTTCATGTACAACAATTAATGTATCAGCAGATTGTGTCCAACATAAGCTAGATAATCTGGCACTTGGTATAGTTGTCACTAAATAATCATTACCTGAGCCATTGATGTTAGTAATGAGTGCTTTATTCTTGTAAACATACATGCGATTGTTTGTAAAACATAGCATATAGCTGTCATCTACTGAAAACTCAAAGTGTACAAGACGCACGCCATTCTCAGGGCTGCCGCCTAATTCATTAATAAACTTTGTTCCTGGTCTGCGTGTTACACCACCTTGTGGTTGACAAATGACATTCGTTGCTGTTTCTAATGCATTATTATATGCTTGTAAATCAACACGTGATCTAAGAAGTGGATCTAACTCACCTGTAGTAAAGTTAGTTTGTATGTTTACAAAACGAGCCATTAATACCTCACATCAATAAGTGGGAAGTCTTGTATTGCGTTTACAGGTTGTCCTTGTCCGTCAATGCTCATGGCACGTCTCATAAAACCACCACGACCATTTTCGCTTGGAGTCCCTACTGCAATTTGTCTCCAATAATCTGATTTTTCTAATTGATCTGTTATAGGTAAAGCTAAATGCCATACTAAAATATACTTCATCAATTGTACAAAATATGATGGCATTGCATATTCTGGTACAGAGTATTGATAATCAATATATACTTTTTCGTAATCTGTTAAAATTTTATCTCCCATGACTCGATATTCTTTTCGACGTGGAGCACCAATCTCATCTGCATCGTATAATGCATGTGGTACACCAATCATATCACTAGGAAGTTGATATTCGTATTTGTATTCCGTTACAGGTGTTGTCACTAATCTAGCGAGCTGTACCTTTTTAAACGAAAAAGACCAGTGATAACTGGCCAATGCTTGATTTTTGACATCAGGATATAATCGATCACAAATGTTTGCACTATCTGTGCCTTCTGTAAAAGAGGATATAGGATTAGCTCCTAGCATCAATAATGCATCAGAACATATTTTAATATCGGTATCGCCTGTAGCCATTTTCTTTCCTTTAAATGTGCAAATAGGTAGGCACCGAAGCACCTACCTGATCTGCGATAAACAACTTAGTCAGCGTCTGCGACTGATA